ATAATGTCAAGATATTTGATGGCGTTTTAAGGATGTCTAAAATCAATTCTAGGGAAGGGGATATCACCTATGAGGTCAATATGTTTGGAAGGCTTCGAGATATCCTCCACGAGTTGGGTGATAAGACTCTTGCAGAACTAAATTTCGCAGACTATGACCATGTCTGGAATAGAACCAATATTCAGAACTCATGGGGTAGGACTGAATGGGTAGAAGGAGCGCAGAACTATGTCTATCCCTTGGTAGATTACGGCTATAGTGTTGACTCAATTACCTACCCTATTAAGAACTTTAAGCCTGCTGTGTTTGTCACCGAGATTTTGAGAAGGATCTTTGCCGAGGCTAACTTTCAACTAACTGCACCTTTCTTTGAAAGTTTCTATTTCAGAAAGTTGCTACTGATCACGGCCGAGAAGACCATCACAAGAGAAAGCACTACCCTACTCAATCAAACTACTAACCTATTTCAGCAGGAGGTCACTACCGATTCAGATTTCAGTCACTTGCTTTCATTCACTTCTGTAGAGGCTTCAGGATTTACTATTCAAAATTCAGGGACTAGATTTAGATGGAATAAAACACAGGGTTTAAACACAGGATTGAACCTAAATTTTAGGATATTCTTGGAGGCTTTGCAGGGCTACACAGATAACGTGTGGACAGTCTCTGTTTTAAAGAATGGATCTGAGGTTTTGTACAGCAGCAAGTTAGTTTCATTTATTTCTGCAGGTCAAATCTACGCTTGGGATGTCTCAATAAGTGGGGGCATTGACCTTGCCTTGAATGACTACTTTGAAATCAGGCTAACAGGAGACATTGCAGGATCAGGAACGAATACCCAACTTCAGACCGAGGTAGTGATTCAGCCTGGGGGAACATTTAAGATAGGTAACACTGTACCCGTAGCGGTAGAACTTGAGGAGGGGGATACTATGAAGATAGGCTACACCTTGCCAAAGTCTATGAAGCAGAGGGATTTCTTGAAGTCTATCATTTCGATGTACAACTTGTATGTGACTCAGGACAGGCTACGGACAAATGTCCTTGAGATAGTACCCTACAATGAGTTCTACAGAACCTTCAAAGATCAGGCTTTGGATTGGAGTGATAAACTAGACCAATCACAGGACATCACTATCACCCCTCTTTCCGAACTATCGGCAAAGGAATACAGATTGACCTTTGATGATGATAGCGACTACTGGTCTACTTCCTATAAGACCAAATTCAATGAGGCATACGGGGAAAGTAGGACTATCATAGACAATGATTTTATACTTGACACAAAGACTGTCAAGGTGGTATTCAGTCCCCCTGTAATGAGGGAGCAGGTAGCAGGTAGAATCATGATTCACCTTTACAAGGTAGAGAATGGGGTGAAAGTACCTGACAACTTTAAGCCTAGAATAGCGTATTGGAAGCCACAGGTAGACTGCCCTTCTTGGAATATCGGGTATGCTTCAGGGAATATAGCATACACTAACTATCCCTATGCAGGTCACCTAGATGATCCTATCGAGCCGCAGACTGATGTGCTTTTCTCCTTCCCTCGGGAGGTATATTTTAGCATTGGTTTATACCCTCAAAACAATAACCTGTACACAGAATATTATGAGGGGCTTATCACTTCGATAGGTGACAGGAATAGCAGGCTTTTGGAGGGGTATTTTTACCTTACCCCTACCGATATTTCAAACCTAGATTTCAGGACTATTGTCAAGGTAGGTGTTCACTACTTCCAACTTGAGAAGGTGGATAAATATAACCCGATAGCGAACGGACTTTCCTACGTTTCACTATTCAAGATCCTGAGAAATATTAGCCCTGTGGACTATGACTACATACTCCTTGAGAATGATGCCTATATGCTACAGGAAAACGGGTCTTCAAGATTTTATATTTAATCGATATGGCAGATAAGAGAATTAGTCAACTGATTGAGAGAACGGACATTGCTAACAACGATGTCCTTCCTATAGTAGCAAGCGGTGCTACCACTACTAACAAGGTAACTGTATCAACCCTTCAGGATTGGATGCAGGACAACCTTGATGTAGGTGTAACCTCTGTAGGTATTACAATTGGAAGCACAGGAACAGACATCAATGTTAGCGGTTCGCCTATCACTACTTCGGGAAATATTACTATTAATATTCCCACTGCTTCGGCTACAAATCGTGGACTTTTGTCCTCTGCAAATTGGACAACTTTCAATAACAAATTAAGTTCAGTAGGCTTGACAATGCCTTCTGCATTTACTGTATCTAACAGCCCTTTAACTGCAAACGGAACTATTGCTGTCACGGGTGCGGGAACAGTAGCACAATACATTCGAGGTGATGGTAGCCTTGCAGACTTTCCTGAAGCAGGTGGAGGCGGTGCTTCAGTTTCTTACTACTTGAATGGATCAGTATCTCAGGGTACTATCGGAGGGGTTGCTTATTATGAAATGAATAAGACACCTATCCTAGGAGCCGGTACAGACTTCACAATATCTTCCAATGGCTATATAGCCTCATTCATTACGGATGCAGGTGATCCTGCTTTGCTTGAAATCCCTGCGGGGAATTGGAACTTTGAAACCTATCTACAGGCATCTTCGGGAGGCGGTAGCCCTACCTTCTATATTGAACTTTACAAGGTAAGTGCAGCAGGTACGGCTACCTTAATAGCAACAAGTAGCGGAACTCCTGAGTTGATTGCCTTCGGCACTACCATAACCCCTTATTTCTCTGCACTTGCAGTACCTACTACTACCCTAGCATTAACAGATAGACTTGCACTTCGGTACTATGTAACTCCTGCAGGTAGAACTATTACTTTGCATACTGAAAATAGTCACCTTTGTCAAATCATTACCACATTCACCACAGGCTTAACTGCTTTGAATGGATTAACTGCTCAAGTTCAAAACCTAGCAACAGGCACAAGTGGATCTGATTTTAATATTGTAAGTTCAGGAACTACCCATACCTTTAACCTACCGGATGCTTCGGCTTCTAATAGAGGTGTAGTAACTACAGGCACCCAAACCTTTGCAGGTTATAAAATATTTAACGGCACTATAGGTGCAAATGTAGATATTCAACTTGCAACCGTAGGAACTGCTTTAAACACATTCCTTAAAAACATAAACAGCACAGGATTAACTTCTATAGGCTCAAACGGTTTTGGTTTTAATAACGCAAACAATATCTACTTCTCAGGTTCAAGTAAGGGTGGTGGTGTTTTTGCATTCAGTAACTCAGGTACTCAAACCTATACCCTTCAGGATGCCTCCGGGACTCTTGCCTTTACTAGTCAAATCCCTACTAATCCTGTAGGCGGTACAGGTACTACAAATCAGATTCCTAAATTTACTGCATCTAGCACTATAGGAAATTCTAATCTATCAGATGATGGTTCTGCTGTAACTTGCTCAACTGAGTTAAGGGTATTAGGTGCGCTAAATGGTACAACTGCTTCCTTAACTTCTACAGGTACTCACCTTTCTTTGATCCGTAGTACATTCAATACCTTCACTTTTGCGGTTGGTACGGCCTCTGGAATTAGCGGTCTATTAATTGGTAATAATACAGCAGGAACTACTCCTTTGATTATTAATCAATCAAATGGTGCTGCTACCTTCTCAAATCAAATCACAAGTGGTTCATGGATTAACACTCCAAACGCTGTAGGATTAGCAGGTAGAAATGCAGCAAATACAGCATTCAGAACTCTCTTGAGTTTAAACTCTAGTAATCAAATTGAAATTGGTAGAGATACTGATATATCGGCTATTATATTAGGAACTGCTTCTGCAACAAATGCCTTATCGATAGCCTCCACAGGCGCGGCTACCTTCTCTAGTGATGTCAATGCAGGAACAGGATTTCAAGGTAGGTATACAAGAATCTTTGAGGCATCCGCACAAAGGGGAGGATTATATCCTTATAACATTATTTCGGGAGCGGGTACGGATTATAGCATAGGTTTATTTTCCGAAAGTTCTTTATGGTTTGCGGCCGGTGGTGGTATTACTAAGCATTTGACAATAGCCTCCACAGGCGCGGCTACCTTCTCAAGTAGCGTGACTACGGGGGGAGATGTTTTGCTTGAATTTGCTACAAATAGAAGGATTGGTGTAGACTTAAATTCAGGTGAATATTTTTATGGTATATCTTCAAATAGCAATGCTAGACAGACTAGGGTAATTAGTGCAGCAGCAGACGGAAATTTAGGTATCAGTTTTGAAACAGGAAATACTTATACAACTGTTACACCAAAAATGACCATCACTTCCTCCGGCAACGTAGGCATCGGCACGGCTAGTCCTGCTTACCTACTTGACATTCAAAGCACTTCAGCAACGCTAAGAATTAGGAATACAACTGCACCAGCCACAGGGGGAACTAGTTCTTTATTGTTTGAAGGAATCAACAACTTCTCAGGAACTTCTCAATCGTTTATTAATAGCATTCAGGCTGGAAATAGCGGTTCTACTCAATTAGTTTTTGGCACAAGTGGAACTTCAGATGCAACCGCAACCGAAAGAATGCGCATCACTTCGGGGGGGGCTTTGTTGGTGAGTACTCAATCATCATCAGGGATTGCTACAGGTTCATCTGTAAATCAAGGTGTAGATATTGGTGGGGGAGTAATTTCAATTCAAACAAATAATAATTCAAACAATTATTGGTCAAAGGCCACTGGATATACTTCGGGAGATTTTACTGCTCACTTTGTCAATGGCAATTATGTTGGAGGAATAAGTACCAATGGCTCAACTACTACTTATGCAATAGCGTCAGATTATAGATTAAAAGAAGATTTTCAAGAAATAAATGGCATTGAAAAAGTGCAAGCCATCAAGGTGTATGATTACAAATGGAAAGAATCAGAAGATAGAATGGATGGCGTAATTGCCCACGAACTTCAAGAGGTATTGCCTTATGCAGTAGTTGGCGAAAAAGATGCCGAAAGAATGCAATCAGTTGATTATTCCAAAATAGTACCGATCTTAATCAAAGCAATTCAAGAACTTAAAGCAGAAATAGATTCACTTAAAAACCAAATCAAATGAAAATCACGCTTAACGAAGACCAAATCAAAATGCTTGAGCAATGGGCAAATGAACTGCCTACCAAGTACGGGATGTCCTTCATCCAATTCCTAGCACAGCAAGTGCAGGAGCAGAATCCGAAGGAAGAAGTAGAAGCAGAGTAAAATTTAAATGGGGAATTCTTGGGGATTCCCCAAACCTTTAAAATACCTATCCAATGGCTGAAGAAAATAAGATCATTTTAGATGCAGATGTCAAACCACTTAAGAAACAATTAAGGGAAGCGACTCAGGAGTTACAAGTAGCACGGCAGAAATACGGTGAATTCAGTGATGAAGCAGTAAAGGCAGCGCAAAAGGTAGCAGGCATTCGTGATTCTATTGAAGATGCAAATGAGGCTTCTCAGTTATTTGATCCAGGCAAAAGGTTTCAGGCATTAACCACAGCAGCGACTACAGCAGCAGGAGGTATTGCAGCGGTTCAGGGTGCTATGGCTTTATTCGGGAATCAATCTGAAGAGGTAGAAAAAGCACTCCTAAAAGTTCAGGGTGCAATGGCACTTTCTCAGGGACTTTCCCAATTGAAAGACATAGGCAAAGTAGGTGATCAGTTAGCCATTACATTCAAGGGATTAACGGCAGGGGCAAACACCTTCAAGAAGGCTTTGATCTCTACAGGTATAGGTGCTTTGGTAGTGGCTGTCGGTCTATTAGTGGCTTACTGGGAAGACATCCTTTCCCTAGTTGGTGGTGTATCAGGCGAACAGAAAAAACTCAATGAGGCTACCCAAAAAGACCTAGTAGCGAATCAGGAAAAACTTGAGGCTATTGATGGTCAAACAAATCAATTGAAACTTCAGGGCAAATCTGAGGAAGAAATCCTTCAGTTGAAGATGGCCCAAACCGATGAGGCTATCAAATCGGCTGAGATCAATCTTCAGAATGCAGAGGCTACTAAGCAGGCACAGGTAGAAGCGGCCAAAAGGAATCAGGCTATACTTGCAGGTATACTTAAATTCGTGTCTCTACCATTGACAATGATCCTAGGATCTATTGACAATATCAGCATGGCTTTGAAGCAGTTTGGGGTTATTGAGGAGGCAACTACTCTACTAGATGATACCACTAACTACCTAGCCTCTTTTGTATTTGATCCTGAAGCGGTAGCGGAAGAGGGAGATGCTACGATAAAAGAAGCGCGGGGTACTCTTGACCGATTAAAGGAGCAAAGAGCAGGCTATGATTTGGCATCTATGGAAGCACAGAAAGCAGCCGGAGAAAAGGCATCAGCAGAAAGAGATAAGCAGAATCAAAAAGTACTTGACGCAGAGAAGATCCTACAGGATGCTAGAAACAAAATGCTATCTGAACAGAAGCAGCAGGAGATAGCAATAGAAGAAGCCTATAAGGAAAAGATAAAGAAACTAGAAGAGGCAGGTATTCAGGATGATGGCACTCTACTAGCAGCAAAGAATAAAGAACTCCAAGCAGTACAGGATAAATTTAGAAAAGAAGAGGAAGAGAAAAATGCTGAGTTTTTAAAGATTCAAAATGAGATCCGTACTCAAACCAGACTTGAAGGTATTAAAAATGAAAATGAAAAGGCTAGAGAGCAATTAGCAATTGAATACCAAAAGCAGCGTGATGACTTATTAAATAACGAAAAACTAACAGCCGAGCAAAAGACATCACTTCTACTTGATTTAAAGGATCAAGAAAAGCAGGCATTAGATGCGCTTCAAAAATCCTTTGATGAAGCAAACACGATGAAGGAATTAGAGAAGTTAGATGCTGAAATGAAAAAGGCAGAAACTGATTTTGAAATGCAAAGAACTTTACTAGATCAAAAGCAGGCTTTAATTGATGCTCAGTACAAATATGATTTAGATAAACAAGATGAATATAACGCAGCAACAGAGGCGAATACAAATGCTAGAATAGAACTAGATAAAAAAGAATACGAATTCAAAATAGCACAGGCACAAGCAGCGGCAAACGTTCTAGGTGCATTGTCTGAACTTGCAGGAAAAAGAACAGCAGCAGGAAAGGCTTTGGGTATTGCGGCTGCTTTGACAAATACCTATGTAGGTGTATCTGCTGCCCTAAAAGAAGATTCAGTTCTTCCTTCACCTTTTGATATAGTAGCAAAGGTTGCAAACGCTGCTACTGTACTAGCCACAGGCATAAAGGCAGTCAAAGCAATCACGGCAGTACAAGTACCAGGAGGTGGTGGAGGTGGTGGTGCGGTATCTGCTCCTAGTATTAGTGCATCTGCACCTACAACATCTCCTTCTTTACCTTCAATAGGATCAAGCCCTGTGACTGCCCTAGGTGCAGCCATGCAGCAGCAGCCTCCAGTACGGGCTTATGTGGTAGAAAGCGAAGTGACCGGGACACAGAAGCGTGTGGCAGATATTGAACGTAGAGCAGGATTCTAATACTTAAAGATATGGAAAAGAAACTACCACTTTATGAAATGATGATCGGGGATACAATCGAAGGTGAAGAAGAAGTTGACTTCATTGCCCTAGTAGAATACCCTGCTATTCAGAAAAACTTTTTAGCCTTTTCGCAGCAGTTTGTAGAACCTAGCCAAGGTGAAAGCAAAGAAGACTTTTTACCTAGATGCATTGAATATATGATCAATGAGGGAAAGGAATCAGATCAGGCGGTGGCTATCTGCTCGACTCAATGGGAAGGTAGATTTCAGGAAGACTCATATAATGATTATCCTCAATCAGCAAAGGATAATGCAGAAAGGGGTATCCGTTTGAATGAGGCAATAGGGAATAGATGCGCTACTCAGGTAGGAAAAGTTCGTGCGACTCAAATAATGGCAGGAGAAAACTTGTCTAGAGAGACCATCCGAAGAACATACTCCTACCTAAGTAGGGCTGCCGAGTACTACAACCCTGAAGATACCGAAGCCTGTGGGACTATCTCTTATCTTTTGTGGGGTGGTGAACCGATGCTTAGATGGGCAGAGAGCAAAATGAATCAGGAAGACTTTCGGGCTGTAGGTTTTAATAAGTTTTCAATCGAGAATCAAGAGCAGAGAATCGTAACTGGCCCTTTAATGGTAGCGGATTTACCGATCTACAGAAGGGATCAGGATGAGGAGTACTATGTTTCCTTTTCTGCTGCCGAGATCAAAAAGATAGTTCAGAGATTCTTTAAGAAAGGCTACCAAAGTAAGGTAAATGTAGAACACTCTACCCCTGTAGATGGGGTCTTCATGTTTGAATCCTACATCATTGATCGGGAAAAAGGCATCATGCCTCCGAAGGGATTTGAAGATATCTCAAATGGCTCATGGTTCGGGTCTTTCAAAGTTGATAACGAGAAGATCTGGAATGAAGTGAAAGCAGGTACTTTCAAAGGCTTTTCTGTGGAGGGACTTTTCAGATATGAGAAGACCAACAAAGTAGTAACTCAGGAGGAGCAGATCATGCAGCAGATCTTCAAGATACTTTCTCAAATTGAACAATAATTACTAACTAAATATTTCTTATTATGAACGCAAAAGAAGCACTAGTAGAAATCAAAAAACTACTTTTCTCAGAGGCAGAAAAGCAGGCAGCCTTCGCACTTGTTGAAGGTAAACTTGTGGACGGCACAGTAGTAGCCTACGATCTTGAGGCGGGTTCGATCTTTGTAATCGGTGAAGATGGGGCGCAAATCCCTGCACCTGTTGGAGAGCATCAACTTGAATCAGGTGAGATCGTGGTAGTACTTGAGGAAGGTAAAATTGCAGAGGTAAAGAAAGCAGAGGAAGAGCCTAAGATCGAAGTAGAGATTGAGGCTGCTGCTGAAGTACCTGCTGAAGAAGATCCTAAGAAGGATGAAGCAATGGCCAAAGTAGAACAGGCCATGGGTGACCTTGAAAAAAAGGTAGAAGAGTTGACTGCTAAGGTGAAGGCAATGGAAGAGAAAGCAGAAGAGGTAAAGGAAGCGGTAAAGATGTCCGCAGTAGTCCTTGAGTCTTTGGCAAAAGAGCCAAGTGATAAAGCAATCACAGCCCCTAATCAATTTGCAAAGCAGTTGAAAGTAGAAAAAAACGACAGGTATAACAGCCTTCAAAACGCATTTCAAAAATTAAAAAACAAATAAAAAAATGGCACTAGATCTATCAGGTTTAACTAACTATGTAAAGGAGAACGAATTGCAGTTGACTTCTGCAGCCATCTTCTCTGCGAAAACTGCTTCTTTGATCGAAGCACTTGGTAACGTTCAGGTGGGTGTAAAATCCGCTGAGACTATCAACATCATGACTACTGACGCTGTATTCCAGGCTGGTGGTACTTGCGGATTCAACTCTTCAGGAACTACCACTATCACTCAGCGTACTATCACAGTAGGTAAAATCAAGGTACAGGAAAGCATCTGCCCTAAAGCATTCGAGGCTAAGTACACTCAGAAGGCTTTGCGTGAAGGTTCTACCTATGACTACATGGCATATGCTGCTGAATTCTCTGCTCAGAAAGTAGCAAGAATCGGTGCTGCCCTTGAAACTGCTATCTGGCAGGGAGATACTACTTCAGGTAATGCTCAATTGAATAAGTTCAATGGCTTTGCTACTATCATTAATGCCCTAGGTTTTGGTGGTGCAGGTGATCCAATCAATGGTAACTCTGCCAACGTTACAACCTTGACTACTTCTACTGTGATTGCTGCTGTAGATGCGGTATTCGCTGCACTTCCTGCTGAACTTTTGGACAAGGATGATGTAGTAATCTTCTGCGGAAATGATACTTTCAGAGAGTATGTTCTTGCTTTGAGAAACGCTAACCTATTTCACTACCCTGTAGATGCTGCCAACATGGAACTAGTAATTCCAGGCACAAACGTGAAGTTGATCGGTGTTAACGGATTGAACGGAACTGACTACCTAGTAGGTCTTTCTATGTCTAATATGTACCTAGGTACTGACCTTTTGAATGAGCAGGATCGATTCGAATTGTTCTATGCAAAAGAGGCGGACGAAATGAGATTCGTAGTAGAGTTCAAAATGGGTGTACAGGTTGCATTCACTGATCAGATTGTTTTCTGGAAGAAATACGTAGCACCTTAAATAAATTCGGGTAGGGGATTTACCCCTACCCTATTTTAAAATTTTAAAATATACAGATATGCCTTGTGCCTTAACTCAGAATTATACACTAGACTGCAAAGATAGTGTAGGCGGTTTAGTAGCCGTATATTTTGCACCTTATGAAGATTTGGCTACAGTAACCATAGCAGCCGGAGTAGTTACTACTTTGACTATGGATGCCACCAAGAGATTCTACAAGTATGATCTTGTAAAAGAATCTTCAAACTTCGCTGAGGCTGTGAATACGAATGTGCAGAATGGTACTATTTTCTATGCTCAGACTCTTGAAATTGTTCTTAACAAATTGCAAGTAAATACCCGAAATGAGATTGTTCTTTTGGGTAAAAACAGACTTGCAGTGATTGCTACAGATAACAATGGAGAAAACTGGTTCTTGGGTGTAGGTAATGGTTTGGATCTTACAGGTGGAGGAAGTGCTTCAGGTACTGCCTTCGGTGATAGATCAGGATACACTTTGACCTTTACAGGTAATGAGAAGGAACTTTGTCCAAAAGTGACAGCAGTTATTCCAATTACCTAAAATATTTGGTTTGTTGTTTAGATGTGAAAGCGCTCCCAATTTTGGGGGCGTTTTTTTTGTGTACATTGTTGAGGGTTTTAATATTTAAAGGTATGGTGATAATTCAGAAGGGGGTGAATAGCAAGATCTATATAACCCTATTTGACAAAAGAGAAACTAGCAGCAATACCTACACCTTTCTATTTCAGCATGAAGTAACAAAGGAGGAGGTGACTTTAACCCTTACAGATGTGAGCGATTTTAAGCAGAGATCTTCAGAATTCAATATCTTGCAGGCATCTTTTACAAGTAGCACAGTAGGCTTTTGGCGTTACTATGTTACCCAAACGGGAAGCGGTGCGGATATTATTGCCACAGGTAAAATGGAATTGACTGCACCTAATCTATCCACTACAGGAGTGGTAAGATACAACGGCTATAATGGTACTTATAAGACCTATACAACAGCATGATAAAATTATTCAAGTTTGACCAAGTGCCTCTACCCGTTTACAAAGAAGTTAAGGGGAAAGAATACGTTTATTACGGGGAAAAGAATGACTACCCAAACTACCTACTGCGGATCTACAATAATAGCGCAAAGAATAACGCTATCATTACAGGCAAGGTAGACTACATCTGTGGCAATGGGTGGACTGTCAAGGCTGAAGATGAAATGCAGAAGGCTAAGGCATTCGGCTTGATTGATAGAATTAACACCAAGGAAGAAAGCCTTAACGAGTTGACTAAAAAACTTGTTACTGATTTATCCATTTTTGGAGGCTACTACCTACAGGTAATCTGGACAAAAGGCACGGGTGAAATTGCAGAACTTTATCACGTTGACTACTATAAGGTTAGAACGAACCTAGACAATAGTGAATTCTACGTTTCGGATAATTGGATCAAGAATGATAACGTCAATCCAAGACCTGATTTTGAGACCTATCCAGCATTCGATCCTAATAACACCACAGGCACACAGATACTGTACTTCAAGGAATACAGAGCAGGGGCAAATACCTACTCTCTACCTGATTACAGAGGGGCTATTTCCTACATTGAATTAGATATTTCAATCGGGGAGTACCATTTGAACACGATTAATAACGGGATGTTCTCAAGTAAGTTAATAAACTTGAATGGAGGTAAGGTAAGCCAGGAGGAAGAGGATCGAATCGAAAGACAATTCAAGGACAAATTCTCAGGGTCTAAGAACGCAGGAAAATTCATGCTTGCTTTCAATGATAGCAAGGAGAATGAGCCTTCAATAGTAGACCTTTCCGGTACTGAATTAGACAAGCATTTTGACCTACTAAATAAGACTGTACAGCAGGAGATTTTCACAGGTCATAAGGTGACTAGCCCTATGCTTTTCGGGGTTAAAACAGAAGGGCAACTAGGTGGCAGAGCAGAACTTCGTGAAGCATCTGAACTATTTCAGAATACCTATGTGAACGCAAAGCAGCAAAGCCTTGAAGAGGTAGTAAATTACCTTCTGAAGTTTAATGACATAGTAGCCGAACTTGAGATCAAGAAAACTGAGCCTATTGCTTTCCAATTTAGTGAGCAGATTATTTCTACCAACATGACGCAGGATGAGATCCGAGAGAAGTTGGGACTTGCTCCAATCGAGAAGAAAGAAAGCCAAGGGGCACAGGACATCATTAACTCTTTGAACAGCCTTTCTCCATTGATTGCTACCAAGGTAGTTGAGTCTATGGATGTGAATGAATTGAGAGGATTGATTGGTCTACCTATGAAGACTGAAATCGTGACTCCTGAAAACATAGGTCAAGAACCTGCTGCTGCTTTCTCTGATCACCTACACCTTGAGTGTTCAATCTCAGAACATGATGCAGACATCCTTAAAAAGTTTGAAGGCAAAGGGATATCAAAGGATAAATTTAAGGTAATTGAATCTTCAAAGATGCACTTCTCTAGCATGGATGATTTTGTGAAACAGGATCTATTTGCTGAGTATATGCTTAATGAAGTACAAAAGAAAATCATCACTCAGATTCAAAGAAATGAGGCGGTGACTATCCCACAAATTGCAAAGGCTGTAGGGATTGATGAGGCTTCTGTGATCTCAAGAATCAACACTTTGATAGATGATCAGGTGCTAGTGGAGAAGATCTCAAGAGAAGGCTTGATCACTAGAAAGGTAACCCGTACAGGAGATGCAGCAATCAAAAGACTTGAGCCTGTGACTTCCTTTAAGGTGCTTTATTCCTATGAATTAAGACCTAATATTCCTGATTTAAAAGAAGGGTCTCAATCTAGACCTTTGTGTGCAGAATTAGTAAAAAGAAATTTATTCTTTACAAGGGAAGAAATTCAAAACTTATCCAATCAATTAGGCTACTCGGTATTTCAACTTTGTGGTGGGTGGTATACTAGACCTGGCACAAACATAAGAACACCTTATTGCCGGCATGAGTGGAAACGTAACGTAGTAGTTGAAAAAACATCATAATGAGCGCAAATGTATTAATGATCAGTGAGCAGTCCTTCAAAGACTTCACTGTAGCCTCCGCAAATATTGACTTGAAGAACGTCACTCAGGTGATTAAGATGACTCAGGATAGGTATATACATCCTATCTGCGGGACTGCGCTTTATGATAAGATACTTTCTTTGATCGTGGCAGGTACTATAGGTCAAGGAGGGAATGCAGTCTACAAGACCTTACTAGATTCCTACCTTACAGATACCCTTTTCAACTATGTCCTAGGTGAATTGCCTATGGCTATGCAGTACAAGTTTGTGAATAAAGGGGTAGTGAAGCGCAAAAGCGAGAACATCACAGAGCCTACTTTTGCAGAATTGCAGAGCATCAGCCAATACTACAAGGGCTATGCTGAATGGTATGCAGAACGGGCTATCAATTACCTATGTGCGAACTCTACCCTATACCCTGAGTACTTGAATCCTGGTAGTGATGTGACTACTATCCAACCAGTAAGCAATCAGTACAAGGTCGCTATCAATCTAGGCCGTGGGGACTATGAAGATCACCGACCATACAGCGAAAGATACCAAGGCAATCGATACAAAAAACCATTCTAAAAATGGCTTATTCTAAAAACGAAAAAAAGTTAAAAGAATTTCTATCCAAGCAGCATGACATTAGTAGACCTAGTCAAAAAGTTAAAAGCAATCCAAGAAGCGCACCCAATGATCCGAACCTTCGGAGAGGGTGATATCTATGACTATGTAGATAATGGAGGGGAGATTCAATACCCTGTTCTTTGGACTGTGGTGCGGCCTGCCATTTATAATTCTACAACTCTACGCTATGACCTAGTGCTTCTCTTTGCTGATTTATTGACTGAAGACAAGAGCAATAGGCTACAGATTCAAAGTGACCAGATGCTCGTGGCTTTGGATGTGCTTGCAAAATTAAAACTTGATAATGACTACACCTTTAATACTGCTCCTAACTCGACTCTGGAATTTTTCCAAGAACGCTTTGATGACTTTACAGCCGGTGTATCAATTAGTATACAGGTTACTGCTCCTATGCCTTTAAATATGTGTCAAATTCCTACCGAATAATGAAATGAATATCTTGCAGAAAGACGAGATAGGAGTACCCTCCACACTAGTAGCAGTCCTTGCGAATGTTTTCCAAGCCATAGGAATAGACTTCTTAAATGTGGTCTTGACTATGATCATTTCTCTTCTATCTATTGTGTGGCTAGTGTATAAAATCAAAAACGAAAAGGCAATTTTTGATCAGAGAAAAGATGAAGAAAGCAAGTAGTGCGCAGGTCAAAGTGACCTTTGGAAAAAGAAGAAACGGGAAGGCGAAGAAGGCATATAGTAAGGCATTGAATAAACCTAAAAAGTACAGAGGTCAAGGAAGATGAAAAGACCTATTAAGTATATTGCAATCCATTGCACGGCTTCCCAACCTACTGCTACCGTGGCAGCCATTCAAAGACATTGGAAAGATACGCTAGGATGGAAGTCCCCAGGCTATCATTTGCTGATCGAGGCGAATGGCACTATCCACAGGCTCATGGATTTTAACGGAATAGCCAATGGGGTAAGGGGTTTCAATAAAGAATCAATTCACATTTCTTATATAGGTGGAATCACCAAGGAAGGAAAGCCTGTAGATAACAGAACAGAAGCGCAGAAAAAAGCGATTTTGCTGTGCATTAAAGAGGTATTAGAGTGGAGTGATAATAAGAAACTAATCATTCAAGGGCATAGAGACTTTCCAAATGCAAACAAAGCCTGCCCTTGCTTTGATGCGAAGGCAGAATACAGAGGGATAGTACAATGAAATTGAAGAACCTAAAAGCATGGAAGACTACAGCCCTAGGAATTATTCTAATTCTTGCTAGTATCTTAAGTGTATTTGTGAAAAGTGTATCTTGGTCTGATGCTTCCTTCGGGATAGGAATCGGTCTAGTTTTAATCTTCAGCCCTGATACCATATTGAACAGGTTTGAAAAGTTCGTAAAGTAAAGGAAACCAAATATTCCCTAAATGGAATTAAACAAAATAGCACGCAATGTGCATTCTCTTTCACTAAGCAAAGAGGAAAACAGAGTAGCCCTTCTTTCGGATATTCATTGGGATAATCCAAAGTGTGACAGGGATATGCTCAAAAGACATCTAGACTACTGCCTTGAAAATAAGATTCCTGTTTTTATCAATGGGGATATGTACTGTTTAATGCAAGGCCGTGGAGATCGAAGAGGGAATAAAAGTGACATCCTTCCTGAACATAACAATGCAAAGTACTTGGATAGCATAGTTGAAACTGCTGTAGAGTGGTGGTCACCTTATGCATCTATCTTGACTGTGATAGGCTACGGCAATCATGAGACTGCTATAATCAAATACCAGGAGACCGATATCCTTCAGAGATTTGTAGACCTATTCAACTACAAGAATCAAAGCAATGTCTTTACCGGTGGATATGGCGGATGGATAGTTTTAAAATACGAGATCAAAACAAATACTTTCATGACTAAAAGCCTGAAGTATTTTCATGGATCAGGTGGAGGTGGAATTGTTACCAAGGGTGCTATCAACTTGACAAGAGCATTGGAGACCTATGAGAATATGGATGTCTTTGTGATGGGTCACATTCACGAGAATGCTAGTAGAAATGATGTTAGGGACTGCCTACACTACAACCAAGGCAAGCGGGTTTATGAGTTACAGCAGAAGCAGATTCACCTTGCTATCACGGGATCTTATAAGGAAGAGTACGGGGATGGATCTCATGGATGGCATATTGAGAGGGGCGCACCTGTAAAGCCTGTAGGTGGTAGGATACTAACCCTGCACGGCAGAAGATCAGTGAGGGATGGTTCAGAGAATTATGAAATACTAGTAGACTCCCATAAGTTTCCGCTATGAAAGTAGAACTATCATTCAACCTACCGGAGGAAGAGGAAGACTTCCGATCAGCCATCAACGGGCAGAAGTTAAGGTCTATCACTTATGACTTTGACCAATGGCTAAGAAACCAAATCAAGTACGAGGATCTCACGGATGAGGAGTACCAAACCTTACAAAAATGCAGAGATCAGTTTAGGGCTATGTTTTACGATGAAGACCTATTTATAGTGCAATGAAAGAACTGCTAGATGATGAACGGATCAGGATTGCTACCATCTCTTTTTTGATAGGGGTGATCCTTGCTTTTGTGCTATTCCCTAGACCAGAGGTAGAGACAGTCTACAAAACAGAAACGAAGGTAGAAACGGATACAATTTACTCTCATGTAGTGGATACTATTTATGTGCCAAAAACTAGGATTAAAACTCAGGTTTTAAGGGATACAGTACTAAAAGAATATAAGCCTAAAATAAGCCTATTTAAGACATCTTTTCCTTCAGACTATGGAAGTACCCATGTAAGCGGTGAAGTCCTTGGAGAAGTCCTTAAAATGACTGCTACAAACGATTTTAAAATACCTGTGGTAACTAACACGATAACCGAAACAAAAACAGAGACAAAAGTCATAAAGCCGAAGGGGATCTACCTGGGTGCCGGAGTGAATTCTCTCTTGCAACCTAGCGCAAAAGTTTCATACCTTGATAACAAGTACCTATTTGAATACCAATTTCAACCCCTACAGGGAGTGCATCAGGTAGGGGTATCTAAAAAATTGTTTTAATGTGGATTGAAATCGAAGTCATGCTATCAGGCCAAACCATTGATTGGAAATCTTTGGGCTTAGAGGTTCAGCATGAATGGTCAAGGCGCATGGTAAGGATCGGGGACATCCAATATGTGCAGGAGTTACTGCATGACATTCAGATCATCTACTTCTATGACAATACTTCCTGCTTGATCAAGGGAAGGTATCAAGATATCCGGACTGAGATCCTACACCTAGATCAGGAAAATGATTTAGATTAATTCGGATTTTTTCCGAAAAAGTGCATGAATTTTTACTAAAAGTTAATGCATTTTTATATGCCAAAAGATATATTTTTTTAAGAATTTGGCAGATTATATGCAAATGAATATAGCCTAATCCTCATTTGCTATCCTATTTTTCAGCCTGTTTTCCCTGTTCCTTTTGTACCTTTCCTCTTGTGTTTGAATCTTAAGAAGAACTAGGTAGCCTATCAAGTCATTGATCACATCTTCATCATCCTTTTCCAGGCTCCCGTTTTTTATTCTCTTGAGTTTGTCATCTATCCGGATAAGCAAACCTTCCCTAGGATCTAATTTTGAGAAGATGCCTATAGGCTCAAGGGCAGAATTCCCGTACTTGAGATTTTTAGTGATAAGCAGTTCACGGATTTCTAGTAGGTAGGAGGAAACCTTGTTTGCAAATTCATTCATGGGATAAGGTATTCAAAGATGGCTATAACTATCAAGGCAAAGATAAGAGAAAATCCTACTACTTTAAAGAAGGATCTAGAACGTGAACTCATGGCACTCCTTGAAAGATTTGAACCTATCCCCTTTCAGGTATTGGCTTGATTTGAACTTTGATCTTCCCTTCTTGATCAGGAAGCCATCCTCAAAAAGGATGTAGAATTCATTCTCACTCACTACCTCATTGAATTGAATGTAGTCTATCCACCACTCAGCAGGCTTTCTGTTTTCATCCATGACTTTTGAAGCCCTTCCGAACCCAAAAGGATTCAAGATCTCGATTTCTTCCATAGTTTTTTTTTGCAAGTTATAACCATAAAAAAGCACACTCGAAAAAAATCTCACTTTTTGTGTAAAATTTTTTAAGAAATATTTTTTTATTTCATTTATAAGTTAGATATTTGACTCAACAAACAAGGACATCTAACCAAAACACAAACAACATGACAACTCTACAAATTAAAAAAGCCCTATTGAACACAGGTTTTAGCCTTAAAGGGATTGAAATTTCAAACAACAAACTTGAAATCAATGTCAGTTCAGATTACAAGAAAAATTCTAGAATGCTTTCTAAGATATGCAAAGCAAATAATTTAGTTGGATATGGATTTATGACTGGTTATGGTTCATTTATCTTCCATATAAACGGATCAAGAAATCCTTTTGTAACTTATAATATTGACTAACCAAATGCCCTTCGGGGCTTTACTTTAAACCCTAAAAATCATGAACTACGAAACAGAAAATTTCTACGATCAAGAGATTGAATTCACCTACGAAGGTAGGGAGTACGTCTGGCAAGGAGACTACACTATCGAACATACAGGTGAAGATGAAAGCGAGTACGCTCCTGCCTATGGCGAAATGGAGATCAGCATAGATCACACTACTAGCCTATCCTATTATGATGAAGATCTTGAGAAGGTAGTGGAGGTAAAGCCTACTGCTTCGATCCTCATGGAATTAGAAATACAAATAGAACGCAATTACTAAAAACCAAACAAACAAACCAATGGAGAAATCAAATTCAATCCAAAACCTTACCCAATCCCTAGCAAAGTTTCACGCTATGGTCGGGCGCATTTCAAAGGATGCAAAGAATCCCTTCTTTAAGTCCAACTATGCAAGCCTTCCTCACATCATTACAGAGATAGCAGAGCCATTGGAAAAGGCAGGGCTAGTCCTATCTCAGTTCCCTAATGGAGACGGCTTAACCACTATGCTAATTCACGCGGATAGTGGTGAGTTTATCTCTGCTACCTACACCTTGCAAGTAGTACGGCAGAATGATCCACAGGCTCAAGGATCTGCTATCAGTTACGCAAGGAGATATGCTATCACAAGTGTGCTGAATCTAGCCATTTCAGATGATGATGGGGAAGCAGCCATGAAGCCTTTGAGACAAGCACCTGCACCGGTTAAGGTAGCACCTACAGAGCAGCAGTTCGCAGGGATAGTACAGTACTTGAATGGAACTCCAGAGCAACAGAAGACAGCGAAGGAGGCACTAAAAAAATACACCTTGACCAAAGATCAACTTGAAATAATCGAAGGACTACTATGAACCTATACCAAATCACACAGGAGGCGCAGTATCTTGCTGCCCTCCTTGAAACCGAGGAACTGACTCCAGAACTAGAAGCAGAACTGCTAATTAATCAGGATCAACTGCAAAGCAAAGGCATAAACTATGCGAAGGTGATTGCCAACTACCAAAGCGAAGCGGATCAAATAGATGCCGAAATAAAGCGACTCAAGGCAATGAAAGAAAGCAGGGATAAGAAGGTCACCTGGCTAACAGAAAGCCTTAAGAAAGCCATGCTAGTAAGCGGAATAGAAAAGATAGAATCACCCCTATTCAAGATATCACTAAGAAGATCCGAAGCGGTGGAAGTAGAAATACCTGAGGCTTTGCCGGTAGATTGGCAGGTAAAGAAGGTCACGATCACAGCGGATAAAGTAGCAATCAAAAAAGCAATCAAGGAAGGGTACTCGATTACGGGTGCTAGACTAGTAGAAAACTTCAACCTATCAATCAAATGAAACAGACAGCAATACAGCAAGCCATTGCAATGGTTAGAAGTAGAATAGATTCAATTGATGAAAATATAATGGGCAAGCATACTATTCACCACCTTCAGCAGATTGAGAGAGTTTTATACGATTTACTTGAGGCAGAGAAGCAGCAGATAGTAGAAGCAGTTTCCTATTGCCTAGATGGAGCAATGACAGAAGAGGAAGCATACAAAGAAGGTGAACAGTACTTTGAAGAAACATACAAATGAAATACCTAGGAAAAGAAATACAGCGACCAGGAGACCTTGCCCCGAAGTGAATAAGATCTACCTACCAAACAGAAAGACTTCCATTCAACGAAACCTTTGAGAGAATATGGCTGCTTGCAAATACCAAAGCCTAGCACCCCTTGTCAAGGATCTATACGCTCAAGGCTATACGAG